CCTTTCAACAGAAGTACTAAGAGACCCAAGCTCTTTTGGTGACATCGTGAGAGGTCTTCATGTTTATGGAGCTAAAGTTCTTAGACCTGAAGCATTAGTAAGTGCTTTCTACGGTATTGATTAAGAATAATCATTTGGGGGGAGTCTTAGGACTCCTCCTTTTTTAGAGGAATAAAATGGAACACGAAAATATGACAGGTAACCCAAAACCTAGTGGAAATATTTCCTACTATAATTCTTTCAAAGAAAAAGAAGAAAAATGTAGAGAAATGGCTGGATACAATGACAGCTTAAAAGAGGGATATTATAACGAAAAAAATAAAGTGGAGAAGTAATATGGCAGGACATAAACCAAACGAAAAGAAAAAAATGATGTACGGTGGAATGGCTCGTAAGAAAAAAATGTATGGTGGCATGGCTCGTAAAAAGAAAATGAGCGGTGGTATGATGGACAAAAAAAGAATGGGCATGGCTATGGGTGGTGCTATGGAAGTTCAAAAGCCTAACTAAAAATGAAAGTCGCAGCACCTAAAGGCTATCATTGGATGAAGTCCGGTAAGTCTTATAAATTAATGAAAGACCCTTCAGGTGGTTATAAACCTCACAAGGGTGCAAGTAAAAAAGCAAACTTTGAAATTCAAAAGGTACATAAAAAATAATGGCTACTACATATCTAGATTTAACTAACGAAGTATTAAGAGAACTCAATGAGATTCCGTTGACTGCTGCAAACTTTGCAGATGCTAAAGGTTTTCAAAAGTTTGTAAAAGATACTGTTAATAAATCTATATTTGATATAGCTAACGAAGAACCTCAATTACCTTTCTTTTCTGCTGGAGTTAGTGGAAGCACTGACCCTTTTTATGGTAACGTAACAGTTGCTACAGTAGCAGGTCAAAGATTTTATACGTTAAAGTCTGATAGTTCTAGTATCACTACAGATTATGCTTCAATAGATTGGGATGATTTTTATGTAACAACAATCAATGTAAGCGGAGAAACTGCACCTTATGTTTCTAAAGGGTTAAGATTTTTAACTCTTGATGATTGGAAAAGATACTACAGAGATAGCGAGAACGAAGATGATGCTAACTCACAAAATTATGGAGAACCTAAATTTGTAATTAAGTCTCCAGATAGCAGGAAGTTTGGATTAAGTCCTATTCCTGATAAAGTTTACAATATACACTTTTATGCTTTCGTAAGACCAACTGCTTTGTCAGCTTACGATGACTCAATGGTTTTACCAGAGCAATACAGTAATATTGTAACAGCTAGAATGAGATATTATGTCTGGCAGTTTAAAGAAAGTCCACAACAGGCTGCTTTTGCATTGGATGACTATAAGAAAGGAATGAAGAGTATGAAATCTAATCTTATGAATCCAACGCCAAAGTATATGACAGACGATAGAAGATACTTTTAAATTATGGCACGTTCACAACCTTATACCGTTGCATGTGATGGTGGTTTAGTTAAATCAGCTAACTCAATTGATTTGCTTAGAACACCGGGAGTTGCAAGAGAACTTAGAAACTTTGAAGTCTCTATAGAAGGTGGATATAGACGTATCAATGGTTATAGTAAGTTTGGTGGCTCAAGTGCTACACAACCTACAGGAGGCACAACAGATATACTTGGTGTTACTCCTTATGCAGATGGTGTTGTAGTTACAGCAGGTACTAATATTTATTTTAGTCAAGATGGAATTACTTGGTTACAAATCAATAAAGATTCTGTCGCAGTTGGTGGTGATAACTATACAACTTTTACAGGACGTAGTACATTAGCTAGAACTGGACAAGGACAATGTCAGTTTGTAATATTTGAAGGAGCTACCTATGATTATGGTGAGCTTATTATTGCAGACGGAGCTAATAAACTTTTTAGTTTTCGTATGGAAGGTACAGGAGCTTTAAGTACTAGAACATTTTTTGCTTCTGAAATAACTGTAGATGGAACAAACGGTGTAAAGTATATAGCAATACACGACCATCATTTAATAGCTTCTGGAGTAGGAGATAATTTAAACACAGTATACTATAGTGTTTATAATAACCCTGATGATTTTACAGGTGCTGGAGCAGGTTCTGTAACTATATCAGACCAAGTACAAGGCATTAAAGGATTTAGAACAGACTTAATAGTATTTGCAGAAAATAGCATTCATAAATTAATAAATATAAACGATAGTGCTAATATTCGTATAGACCCTATAACAGAAAACGTAGGGTGTTTAAGCGGTTACAGTGTTCAAGAGATTGGCGGTGACTTAATATTTTTAGCACCGGATGGATTGAGAACAGTAGCTGGTACAGCAAGAATTGGTGACGTTGAGTTAGGAACTGTTAGTAAAGCTATACAACCTTTAATAACAGACTTGACAGAATCGATAAATAGTTATATAATATCTAGTATAGTCTTGAGAGAAAAATCTCAATACAGATTATTCTACACAGATACCACAAAAAATAATAGTGAACAACGTGGTATTATAGGAACGTTAAGACCAAACGGATTCCAGTGGTCAGAAACAAGAGGCATTGAATCAACAGAAATAGGTTCTGGATTTAATGAGAATGGTATTGAAGAATACTATCATGGTGATACTAACGGTTATGTATATATCCATGATTCAGGTAATGACTTTGATGGCTCTAATATCTTAGCAAGATATGCAACACCAGATTATGATTACGGTGATTTAGGAACTCTAAAAACTTTACACTACATGAGAGTTTCTGCAAGTGCTGAAGGTGTTGTAGAACCTGACGTACAAGTTAGATTTGAATACGGTAATACCAATATACCACAACCACCAGAGTTATTTGACTTAGGAACAATAGACCCACCATCTTTATTTGGTGATGCTTTATTTGGTACTAACGTATTCGGTGGAGCAGAAAATCCTATGATTAGAGTAGCACTACAGGGAAGTGGAACCAGTAATAATTTTACATTTATAAGTGAGGACAACAAAGCTCCATATACAATTAATGGATTATATGTAGACTTTATACCTTCAGGCAGGAGATAAAAACAAATGGCAATAACAAAAGTAACAAGAAATCTTTTAAGTACGGGTATAGACGACCAGTCTAATGCTACAGCTATAACTATTGATAGTAGTGAGAATGTTGGAATTGGAACGAGTAGTCCAGCAAGTTTAATATCAGGTGGTTCAAGCCCAATATTATCTATTGGTGGTACTGATGGTAGTTTAACTACAGGAGAAAAAGCAGGAACTATTAGTTTCATAACCAATGATGGAAGTTATACAGGTACTTATTCAGATGGTATAACTGGTGAAATTGCTTCTGTAGCAACATCAAGCACAGGTGCTGCTTATGGGTTAGCATTTTATACTGGAACTATTACAGGTTCAGACAGAGGAGAACGACTTAGAATAAGGCATGATGGTAACGTTGGAATTGGAACGAGTAGCCCAAGAAGCATTTTAGATTTAGATGGTGGCTCTGAAACACAATTAAGATTACAAACAACAAACACAGGAACTACAACAGGTGATGGCTTGTTGCTTTCATTAGATTCAAGTGCAAATGCAAAAGCATATCTTTGGAATTATGAGAATGCTGAAATGATTTTTGGCACTAACAACACAGAAAGAATGCGTATTGATTCTTCAGGCAACTTGTTGGTGGGTACTACACAAAATGAAGCAAATACAGATGCTAATGATACTGGGGGTACTGCAGCTTTCTTTGGTATGGCTGTTAATAAAAGTAGTAACTATGCTGTAAACATATCTTCAAGAAGAGCTGCTCCTTTAGTTTTAAATAGAATGGCAAATGATGGTGATGTAATCACTTTAAATAAAGCTGGCTCAACAGTTGGAAGTATTGGTGCTTTTTCTTCAAGAATGTATATAGGTACAGGAGATACTGGATTACAGTTTTTAAGTACAGCAGATAACATAATACCAATTAATCCAAGCACACCAGACAATAGAGATGCAGCCATTGATTTAGGTGCAAGTGGGGTAAGATTCAAAGACCTCTACCTTTCAGGCGGTGCTTATCTAGGTGGTACAGGTTCAGCAAACCATCTTGACGATTATGAAGAAGGTACTTGGACTCCTGTATTTGATAATACATTTGTTGAGGGCTCGTTTAATAATGCTACTGGATTTTCAAATGTAGATGGTAAATATACAAAGATAGGAAGAAAAGTTTATTGTATTTGTGAGTTTACTGTTACTGGAACTTCAGGTAATTTAGCATCAGGTGATAATTTTTCTGTTACTTATGCTAGTTTACCCTTTTCACCAAATTCTGATAGTGGTTTAGTTTTTAGTGATTTAGCTGGTATTGTTACAGGCTACAATGCTGTTGGTTCAGGTCTTAATGCTAGTGGAACTGTTATTGCTTTAACTGGTCAAAGTGTTTTTGTTGTTCAAATTACAGCTGTAACAGGTGCATTTAATGCTGGTGCTACTAAATATCAACTAAGTTTAGATTATCATGTTTAACAAATAATATACCTAGTGGATGCTAGGTACGGACAAAAGGAGAAAAAAATGGCAATAACAAAAGAAATAATAGAAGATAAAATAGAAGTTGTAGGAGACTACAAAACTATACAAGTAAGAACAGCTACAGTCATCAAAGAAGATGGTGTAGAGCTTTCAAGGTCTTTTCATAGACACGCATTAGAATGTGTAAGCTCTGTACAAAACGATGATGATACTTGGACTCATACAGATACAGACGTATCAGGAGAGTCTACAGAGGTTCAAGGCATTGCAACAGCAGTTTGGACTACTACAGTTAAAAATGCTAAAAAAGCAGCTAATGAAGCATCCGCAACATAATTAAAATAGGAGAACAATAACATGGCAGGTTATACAAGACAAAGTACATTCGCAGATGGGGATACAATTACTGCTGCTTTATTCAATAATGAATATAACCAATTAGTAAATGCTTTTAGCAATACTACAGGTCACAGCCATGATGGTACAGCAGCTAGTGGACCAGTTATAGGATTAATTGGTGATGCTGGTGAAACTTCTCCAAACAACAAAGTCTTAATAGACACAACAAATAACTACATAGAATATTATGTTGAAGTATCAAGTAACCCTGTACAACAACTATACATAGCTGATGGAGCTATTATACCAGTAACAGATAGTGATATAGATTTAGGTACTACAAGTTTAAGATTTAAAGATACCTACACAGATACAATAACAACAACAGGTAACGTAGACATAGGTGGTAACTTAACTGTTACAGGTAATGCAACTATATCAGGTAATCTTACATTCGGTGATGCAGATACAGACAGTATTAACTTATCTGCTGAAATAGATTCAAACATTGTACCTAATACAGACGATACATACGACTTAGGAACCTCTACAAAACAGTGGAGAAACTTATACATTGATGGTACTGCTGAAATAGATACTCTTGCTTTAGACGGCACTACAGTTACTTCTACTGCTGCTGAACTAAACATATTAGATGGAGTGACATCCACAGCAACAGAACTTAATATTCTTGACGGTGTAACAGCTACAACTGCAGAAATAAACTTACTTGATGGAGTCACAGCTACTACATCAGAACTCAACATACTTGATGGTGTTACTTCAACAGCTACAGAACTTAATATTGTAGACGGTAATACAGCAGCAACTTCAACAACTTTAGCAGATGCTGATAGAGTTGTAGTCAATGACAACGGTACTATGGTACAAGTTGCTCTTACAGACTTTGAAACATACTTTGAAGGAGCTTTAGACACTTTATCAAATGTTACAACTGTTGGAGCTTTAAATGCTGGTAGTATTACTTCAGGCTTTGGAGCTATTGATAATGGCTCATCAGCTATTACAACTACAGGCACAGTAACTTACGGAAGCTTATCAGATGGTTCTATAACTATTACAGCTTTTGTAGATGAAGATGATATGACATCTAATAGTGCTACATTAGTTCCAACTCAACAATCTGTAAAAGCTTATGTAGACTCTCAGGT